TTGCCTTCGACTGATCGGCGCCAGCAGCATCCTCTTTTTTGCCCTCGTTAGGCTCTTCTACTTGCACTGCCTTGGGCTTGTCAGCAGAGATTGCATCGAGCAGCGCCAGCATCTTGGGTGATGCTGGTTTGTCTGTTGGCAGCTCACTTGTAGCGGCATCTTCGCCTGATGACTCGGGCTTGCTGGCTGACTCGGATTTTTCTATGCCGCTATCGTCAGCACTGGTGTCAGCATTGGTTTTGGGTTCAACTTGTTCATCCTTGGCTGGCGACACATTCGTACCGCCAAGGTCGCCCCCTTCTCCATCGGCTCGGTTCATCAAACATCTAAACATCTTTTGCTTCCAAATTGGCATAGTGGGTCCCTTTTTTTGGTGGTTAAAAAAACTAAGCGCCAGCAGGCGCCGTCAATGACATGCCTGGCTGCGCCATGGGCGGTGCTGGTGGCTTGGGCATGAATTGCTCAATGTCCAAGCGTTCGTCAAATCGTTTGATTGTTTCTCGCATCAGGTTGCGCAGCGGCTCAACATCAAGCCCCTGTGCTTGCGCGGCGGTGATCTTGCCGATCAAACCGTCGATTAGCGGCATCACCTTTGTCCAGCTCTCTTGCTGTTCGAGCTTGTCGGGGGCTCCCGTTGTCCCGGCACGGATGCGCATCTCAATCATTTCGAAGACTTGATCGCGCGAAAGCTCTGGCCAGTCGAAGGTTTTCTCCATCACCTCAACGCTTACGCCATTGACAGTTTTGGTGGTCGGTGTGTGCGGGCCCATGATGCGCTCGACTTGAGCGGCAGACATTTCCATCAATAAGATTTGCGCCGCATACTGCGACAACTCTTGCAGCCAGTCCTCTACTTGGTCGCGAAACTCCGACACACGGCCCGAAAGACTTTGCTGCATGATGCTGGCCTCTGTCGCGGTCTTGGGTTTGACCACGCTAGAGCGTGCAGCATCCTGTAGACCCGTCACTTGTTCCCAGTCGTATCGAACTGCGCTGGTGTCGTACACGGCAGGGTCAATTTGCGGGTGTTGGCGCGGTTGAATGACTTGGGCGAGCGGCTTGCCTTCGGTGTCGACGATCGTTATTTCTCCGAAACCCTCCACGCTCACGCTCTTAGCGAAATTTTTAAGCGCCTTCTCAGAGATATCGCCAGAGGCAACCCAGCCTGGAATGGCCAAGTCGCGGTGTTTGTTGAATCTGTCGCGGCTCTCGTTGTGCTCGTCTTGCAGCTTCTCAGTCAGATCAACCAGGCTCGGGCCCACAAACTGGCCATCAACCACCTGAAAGGGCAGCAGGAAAAATGGATACCAGCGCTCGCCCACTTTCGTCGGTGAAAACGGTTCACGCAACCAGAAGTCGCAACCTTCGGCCATGGTGAGGACTCGGTTGCTTGTCTTGTCCCAAATTTCAATGATCGCAATTTGCTTGTCTTCTTCGAGAGTTTGTGCGCCACTTGCAATTCGTTTGTCGGTCCTGCTTTTTTGTTCGTTCGATTCGTATGCTTTGGCTTTGTCCAACTTGATCTTGTAGTTGGCTTCAGCATCTGACTTCTTCATCGGTATAACTTGGGCCATCCAATCAGCATCCCTGTAGTCCCAAAACTCACACACGCCTGGGTCAACAAGCAAGTTATCAGTCAACACGCGATCAATCACCAAACCCTCGGCCGCCACGACTTCGACCTGCTCTTCTAGGGCTTTCATCACTTGTTCAAGCTCGGCCTTTTTGCTCTCTTGGTCAGTGCGTTGTTCGGGGTCTTCAATTTGCGCCACCAAGCCCTCGATATGCGCAATGTTGTCTTGGGTGTCATTGATGCGCGACTGGATGATTGGGTCACGCCGTAAATCTCGCTGATACATCACTTTGACAATGCCAAAGCTCGATGTCAACGCAGAGCGCACGGTGGCCTTCGCACGGTCCTTGAGCTTGGCACGCTCAAGCCCTCGATTTGTGACCGTCTCAATCGTTTTACACAAGAGTTTTAGGTTCTCAGAGCGATAAAGCGGCGTTGCACTGATTTCAGGGTTGCGCGCGTAGATGTTGGGCAAAACCGCTGTAATCGTGCCGTGAATCAAATTGGCTCGTGGCCTATAAAAGTCTTTCGTTTCCGGGTCTGCCTGCCAGTCAATGCCTGATACTGTCTTCCGGTTGTGGCGCACGCGCCGGTGGAATTTCTCCCAGTGTTTTCGAGCGCTTGCAATTCGCTTGTTCCACAATTTAGCCAGATCGTCTTGCTTGGGCTCACCCAAACCTTGAGCCGCCGGTTGCTTTTCTTTTTCCATTTCATGCGTCCAATAAATAGCTGCCATCGGCCTGTTTGTAAGGCGGCTTGTCGCTTACGCTGGATATTTGTTCATCGGGCGAACTGCGGCGTCTGATCACGCCGTATCGTGTCGTGTCCCAAGCGTGATCTTCGGCGTCAGTGTCAACATCCTCCGGGTTGTCATCGCTTGGCGGGATGGTGGGCACGGTGCGCAGCCAATGCTTGCAAGTTTTGAACACTTTGAGCTTGTCTTCCGACAAGAGTCGGATGATTTCTTGGGCGCCGTTGACGCGAGACCCTTTCGCATTCCACGCCTCTTGCCACTTGACACCACCCTCACGAAAATTGATGGGTCCGCAAGATTGAGGCGGTATTCATACCCCAGCCGCTCGTCGTGCTCTTCAAGTGCGCTGATCTTGCGCGCAACCTTTGCGGCGTCTTCGCGGCTACCCACATTGGGCTTGTCGCCCATGCCGTAGAGCTCGCGCCAGATGTAGTGCACACCATCAGGGTCCAACGCGAACCAAAGCACCGCATAGGGCCGCGCGTAGCCCCAGTCCATCGCCTTCCACACCTTCCAGCTCGCGGGAATAGCAAAGGGTTCAACGATGTGTCGCTTGGCGTCCCACACGCCCTCCAAAAAGCTGCCCACATGGATGTCCCAATCACCCTCGAGCCATGCTTTGCGTCGGTTGGGGTCTTTGAGTGATTTGAGTGTGGTCAAGTAATCGGGGTCGTTGGCCAGCAGCACTTTGTTTTCGTAAATTGTTGACCTGATCGCGACGCGCGGTTTTTCCCCCTTCAATCGCAAAACAGTGCCCGAGGCCACGCCATCGCTGCCCAGCGAAAATCGCGCCTTAACTGCCCCGTGGCCTTTACCAAATGGATTGCAATTTGCCCGCACCATACGCGGCATGCCCGGATAACTTGAGCGGCAAGTAGAGTGCATGGCTTCGTAAAAACTCAAGTCACGCCAATTCGTCAACTCTTCAAACCCAAGCCACGGGTATTCGTGGCCGTGGTAGTTCCAATAGTCGTCTTCAGTGGCCCCGTATCGAAAAAAAAGCATTTCACCGGTGGGCCACTCCCAGTAGTAATCGCCCTTGTTGAACTTGGCTTCGGGGAAAAACTGCGTGAACCAGCGGCGCGACTTAGCCACAACATCAGCAAGCTGGGGATATGTCAATCGAAAAAGCACCCCACGCCAGTGCTGGCCAAAGCCCTTACCCGTGTGCTGCGCGAAACTCATCAAGAGCGTGTCTGTCTTACCGCCACCGCGCGTGCCGTGCATCAACACCTCAAAAATCGGGCACGACAAAACCTGATATTGAGCACCAGCCATGGGCGACCAAACCGTTTGGTTGCTGGCAATCAACGACTGCAAAGGCCAAGTCGCAGTTTTCACGCGCCGCCCTTATTGAGCTTGGCCATCATCTTTTCCCATTCACGCTCACCCATCACGCCTGGGACAACCAAAACACCTTTGGGCGCATCTGGCACCAAGTCTTTGCCGTGCGCACCGGTGATTTCTTGCTTCTTGATCAGGTAGCCTTTTAGTTCGGCCAAGAAGCGCAGCGCACCCAATTTGTCGTGCGTCTTGAGTTTGAGGGCGCTCAAGCTCTCACTCACCTCGGACACAGCAGCAGCTTGGTCATCCGTGAGCTCGTCGCTGGCTTTTAGCCTCACGCCTTGGGGCCCCCAAGACATCAAGTCGCGCTGGTTGGCAAACGCCACTTTGACCACCTCTGCCACGATGCGCTCGATCGTCACCTCGTTGGCGTCGGCTGCTTTATCCTGCAATGCGCGAATCCTTGCCTTAACCTTGCCCGATGCGGCAAGTCGACTAGCCTTCTCATGTACGGTCTTGTC